AGGTGGTAAAGTGATTGTGGTATCAACACCCAATGGTAATGACCCAATATATTATGAAATATATGATCAAGCATTACGTGGGATGAATGACTTCAAAATCACGGAAATGTATTGGTATAGAGATCCTAGATATACTAAAGATTTATATTTCGTAAAGACAGATGACATAATACATTATCTGTTAAATAAAGAAGATTATACCAGTGATAAATTTATTAGTTGGAATAGTATTGAATTTAAGGATAGGGATTTCAATGAAGCTAAAAGACTAATTGAAGATGGATACAAACCTTGTTCGGATTGGTTTGAACGAATGGTTAAAAAACTTAAATACGACAAAAGAAAAGTATCCCAAGAGTTGGAATGTGTTGATGGAAGTACTATTATTACAATAAAAGATACCAAAAGTGGTGAAATAAAAGATATCACCATTGAAGAATTATATAATATAGAAGATACATCATATTACCATATTTCTACACCAGAAGGGTTTGTTAGTTTTGATGGTATCCAAAAATTAAATAAAACAACAAGGGAAATCTTTTTTGATAATGGTCTAACATTAAGATGTAGTTATAACCACAAAATATATTCATACGACAATCAAGAAATATTAGCTAAAGATATTGAAATCACCCACAAAATTAAATCACAAGATGGTTATTTGACCGTTATTGATATAATTGACCACAACACCCCAACCGATGTATATGATATCATTAACGCGGGTGAAAAACACTTATATTACACAAATACAATCATATCACACAACTGTAATTTCCTAGGATCAGGTGATAACGTATTTGATTCAAGGTTAATGACCAAAATAAAAGAAAACTACCTTAAAGAACCCGATAATAAAATGTTGGGTGGTCAATTATGGATATGGAAGGAACCAGTTGTTGGTCATAGGTACATACTAGGATGTTTACCGCCAGATGAAAAAGTTTTAACCGATAAAGGATTAAAGAATGTTCAAGATGTTGATTTTGATGATAAGTTAGTTAGTGAAAATGGTGATTATGTTAATATTAAAAATAGACAAATATATCCAGTTGAAAATGAACCAATTTATTCAATTAAAGTGGATAATACTTTTAGACGAACAACATTTACTAGGGAACATCCTATTTTAATAAGTAAACCGGTATTAAAACGAAATTATAAAAGGCATGACCCAATATATAAATTCAATGAACGTTATTGGGACTGGGATTTTAATTATACACGAGCGGAAGATGTTAAAGTGGGTGATTGGATAAAAGTACCAAACATTTATAAAGATAAAGTTATTGATAACATTGATGAAAAATGGAAAATCAATGAACAAATTAGATATGATTTTGAGTTTGATTCACCACTAAAAGATAAAGATTTCTGGTGGTTTATTGGGATGGTACTTGGTGATGGTTGGATAGGTAAAAATAAAGATTCTTATACAGTGTCAATTTGTTTTGATAAAAAAGATGAATTCTATAGAAATAAAGCAATTAATATAGTTAAAAGATTATTTAATCGTAGTCCATCAATACCACACAAAGGTAGAGCAACAATTGATATTGTATTTAATTCAAAATTCTTATATTACTTTATCCTTGAAAATTTTGGAAAATATTCATACGGAAAAATGATTTCCGAATGGGTGAAATATATTCCAAATGAACTGAAAATTGAGTTAATACGAGGTTATTTTGATAGTGATGGGTCTTGGTTAAAGACTTATAAAAAAAGTGAACCAGATAAAGCTTATTCAAAAATAACATTCGTTAGTGTTAATTTAGAATTATTGGAGTCATTTCAAGATATATTATTTTCACTGGGGATTATATCATCGTTAAATAAACTACGTGATTCAAAAGAGGGGGAAATTAATGGACGAAAAGTAATTCAACGTCAAGCATATAACCTTACTTTAGCAAATAACGACTCGTTGGAATTACATGAATTAATATATGAAGAGGGTAATCCAAAATTAAATAGATTTGATATAAATGATTTCAAAATCACCAATAAAAGAATTATCAGTGATTGTCATTTTGATAAAAATAAAGATTTCATATATTTCAAGGTTAAAGATATTAAAAAATCGGAATATACTGGATATGTTTATAATTTTGAGTGTGATACCAACACTTTTATGTGTCGTAATATTACAACTCACAATTGCGACGTTTCAAGGGGAGATAGTGAAGATTTTAGTGCTTTTCAGATTGTTGATTTTGAAACAAGGGAACAAGTTGCTGAATTCGTTGGAAAACTACCCCCCGATAATATGGCGGATGTTTGTTATAAATGGGCAAGTATGTATTCAGCATACATCGTTATTGACATCACCGGAGGAATGGGTGTAGCAACGTCAAGAAAACTACAAGAATTAGGTTATAGGGACTTATACGTTGATGGTGAGGATATCGCCAATTCGTGGAAGTATAACCCAAAAGCGATGGATAAAATACCTGGATTAAACTTCAACAATAAACGTGTACAAATTATCGCAGCCTTTGAAGAAGCTATGCGTCATGATTTTAAGATATATAGTAGTAGGTTATATAATGAAATGGATACCTTCGTTTACATCAATGGACGACCAGATCACCAGAAGGGTAGACACGATGACTTATTAATGTCAATCGCCATGTGTTTATATGTTGCCGAATTATCCTTTAGTAAATTAACCAAGGTAACCGAACAAGCAAAAGCGATGTTGGAATCCTGGTCGGTAAACAACAACGACGCAGCAAGACAAAATTTAGATTTCAACCCCAACATACCATCATATGGGAATAGACAAAATCCTTATGGTCAACAACAAATAACGAGGGATGACTACCAGAAATATGGGTGGTTATTTGGTAGAAGGTGATATTTATTTATTAAAAAAATATACTTATAATTAACTTATGGAACAAGATAAAAATTTAACGGTTTGGCAACGACTGACCAAAGCATTTGGACCCAACTCATTACTAAATCAGGATTATCCAACATATAAGTTTGACAAAACTGAATTGTTAAAAACCACGTCAAAACAAGATTATGAACGTGAAAAACTTCAAGCACAACAAACTTTTTATTTGGGTAACCAATGGGCGAAGATTGAAACCAATCTTTACTCCCAAGCGGTATATTACGAACCAACAAGATTAGCAACTTTTTATGATTTGGAATCAATGGAGTTTTGTTTACATGGTGATACGAAAATAGCAACACCAGATGGTTTTATAACCATTAAGGAACTCGCAGATAAAGGTAGGGACAATGAATTTATTGTGTATTCGTATGACCACAATGAAAAACGTGTGATACCAGCAAAAGCAAGAAACGCTCACTACACTAGGGATGAAATGACCTATAAAATAACGTTTGACGATGGTAATCATATTATAGCGACTTGGGAACATCAATTGATGATGCGTGATGGTTCATTTGAACGTGTTATGAATCTAAAACCGGGGGATTCAATGATGCCTTTTTATAGAAGATCATTTTATAATAATCAAAAATATCATTGGGTGTATAGTTGTAATAGTAAAGTTGGTCATCATGGGTGGGTATCTGAACATAATTTAATTGCGGAATGGTTCTATAGACCACTTGAATCTAACGAGGTTGTACACCATTGTGATTTCAATGGGAAAAATAATAACCCAGAGAATCTACTTATCATGGATAAGGTTGAACACCAATCATATCATGCGAAAATTAATAACGAGAAATTATGGGCGAATCCTGAATATCGTGAAAAAATGAAGATTGTAGCACGTTCAAAAAAGAACTTTAGTTGGAATGGTCGTAGAGCAAAAGAAAATAATCCAGCGTATTTTAGTATCCCTTTTGACAATATCATTGAAACTGCAAGACAACACAAAACATTAAAAAAGACAGCTGTTGCTCTAGGTGTATCACACGTAAAAATTCAACGTGATATCGTTAACGCTGGTTATAAAGATTGGTCAACATTCTTAGACGCGTATAATATTGAGAAATCTAAATACTCCACGGCTAAAGCAAAGGGGGATCAATTAGCGATTAATCATAAAATCGTATCAATTGAACCATTTGGAGTTGTTCCAGTTTATGATATAACAGTACCAGGATATAAAAATTTCGCAACTGATACTATATTTTCACACAATACTCCGGAAATATCAGCAGCATTAGATATTTATTCCGAAGAATCTACAACTGTTGATGAAAATGGATTCATGCTTCAGATATATTCTGAATCAAAACGTATTAAGTCCGTACTTGCCGATTTATTTAATAATGTGTTAGATATCAACACAAACCTACCGATGTGGATTAGAAATATGACCAAATATGGTGATAATTTCGTTTATCTTAAATTAGACCCAGAAAAAGGTATCGTTGGTTGTACACAATTACCAAACATTGAAATAGAACGTTTTGAACGTGGGATGGCGGCTAAAAGTATTAATACCGACGAACCAATTGAAAATAAAGGTCTTAGATTCAAGTGGAAGGCTAAAGATATGGAGTTTAATACTTGGGAAATTGCTCACTTTAGATTGTTGGGGGATGACCGAAAATTGCCATATGGCACCAGTGCTTTAGAGAAAGCTAGACGTGTATGGAAACAACTCCTTTTAGCGGAGGATGCCATGTTAATCTACCGGACTAGTAGAGCACCTGAACGTAGAGTGTTTAAGGTTTTTGTTGGTAATATGGACGATAAAGATGTTGAACCATACGTACAACGTGTTGCCAATAAATTCAAACGTGATCAAGTTGTTGATAACACAACAGGTAATGTTGATATGCGTTTTAACCAAATGGCGGTAGATCAAGACTACTTTATACCAGTTCGTGATCCCGCAGCACCTTCACCAATTGAAACATTACCAGGTGCGTGTATTGCTTTAGATACTAGAATCCCATTATTGGATGGTAGAGTTTTGGAATTACAACAAATAATTGAAGAATGGGATAACGGAAATCGTGATTTATGGGTGTATTCCTGTAATCCTTTAACTGGTGAATTAGCCCCAGGTATGATAACTTGGGCGGGAACTACTCGTAAAGATGCTGAGGTTATTAAAATAACATTAGATAATGGCGAATCAATTATAACAACACCAGATCATAAGTGGGTTCATAGAACAAAAGGTTTTGTTGAAGCTCAAGATTTAGTTGTTGGTGATTCATTAATGCCGTTTTATAGGGATGAACAACAAATTAAGAAAAACACTAACAAATATGACGTGGTGTGGGATTCTTCTAAAGAAGAATGGGTATTCACCCATAGAATGGTTGTTGATTTTTTAAACGATACTGGTTTAATTGAAGATATGGTGCACGACCAAAGATTTCTTAACGAATCTAAAACAATTAGACACCATAAAGATCATAATCGTTATAATAACAACCCATCCAATATTGTCTGGATGAATGGTGTTGACCATATGAAATACCATCAATATGTTATCAAAGACACGATTTGGAAAAACCCTGAAGAAAATAAGGTAAAAATTTCAAGTGGTGTAAAACGATATATTGATGGATTAACTGATGAAGAAAAACAACAACGTTTTGAAAATTGTAATTTACACACCGATGAAGCTAAACAAAAACGTTTAATTTCATTTAACAACAACCCTAATAAAGAAGAAATTCTTAGAAGAAGGGGTGAAAGTATTAGTGAGTCTAAGTCTACTATAGAATTTAAGGAGAAATTTTCTGAAACAGTTAAACAAATGTGGGAAGATGTTGAATATAGAGAAAAAGTTTTTTCCAAAAAACAAACTCTAACATTCACTGAGGAACTTTACCAAATGTTTTTTAGTATGTTTAATAAAACTGGACGTGCGGATTTAGCTTTAATTCAATTAAATAATTCTGCCGAGTTCATGAACGAGTTTGTGAACCCAAACGTAGAAATTAGAAGTTCATTAACTAATCTTGAAAAATTCACACACAACCATCTTGAAAAGATGTTAAAAGAACGTGGATTCAAAAACTATAGAGATTGGTCAAAAACAACCGCAATTGAATTAGGTTATAAAAATTTACGTGCGTGGAGATATTATATTGAAAAAGAAAATAAAAAAGAATCTGAAATTCTTTATAACCACAAAATTGTCGCTATTGAGTACTTAAATGACAAAATGGACACCGGAACAATAACTGTTGATGGTGATGAAATATACCATAATTTCCACACTTTTGCTGTCGAATCGGGAGTTTTTATTAAAAATTCTAACCTTGGAGAAATCGCAGATATTGAGTACATCCAGAAAAAATTATTAACCGCTTTACGTGTTCCAAAAGCTTTTTTAGGGTTTGAAGAACCAGTTGGTGGTGGTAAAGATTTATCATTAATGGATATCCGTTTTGCTAGAACAATTAACAAAATTCAGAAATGTGCTTTAGCTGAATTAAACAAAATTGCTATCATACACTTATTCTTATTAGGTTTTGAAGATGAATTACGTTCATTTACATTAAACTTAACAAACCCCTCCTCACAGGCGGATTTATTAAAGATTGACGTATGGAAGGAGAAGATGTTGTTGTATAAGGATGCGGTTACACCATTACAAGATAATTTTGCTCCAGTATCGGCATCATGGGCTAAAAAACATATATTAGGTTTTTCGGATGAAGAAATTAAGTTGGATTTACAACAACAACGTATTGAACGAGCGGTTGCAGCTGAGTTAACAAATACGGCGACAGTTATAACACACACTGGTTTGTTTGATAATATTGACAAGTTATATGGAACAAAAACAGGTGGTACACAAACTGTTACGGCAACACCACCACCACCGCCAGGAGGAGAACCATCGGATATGGGATTACCACCAATGCCACCACCACCAGGACCAGAACCGGGAGGTGAAGCTGGTGTAACACCTGAGGGTAGGACTAGGGATAATTTATCAATATTACTAGAGAATAGTAATTTAATTGAGGAGGAACAATATATAGATTTATCAAAAGCTAGAAATTCTTTAGGTGATATTTCACAACAATTGGATAAACTTTTGAATGATTGATATTTATAATAAAAAAGTAAATATGAAATTCGGATTATTGAAAACAAAAATTGAACATATATTAAACGAGTCATATGGTAATGACTCGTTTAAGAATGAAATAAAGAAGTTTAACGAATATGTTTTGAAGAATAAAAACATATCAAAACTATTTTATTTATATGATGAGTTATCATCAAATAAGGGGTTAAATGAATCATTGGTTAATGATTTTATTAATGAATCTATTACCTTATATGAAAATATAATCAATAAAATTCAGGATAAGGATTTGGCACCGATTAAAAAGTGGGTTAATCATATTAACACAACTAATCAGTATGAGGTTGTTGATAATTTATTCAATGGTAGTGTGTTAAATATTGAGGGACGTATTATCGCTAAAAACATGATTAAAGAATCATTAACTAAAACTGGTAATGTTGAAAAGGAAATAATTAATTTACCGATATCTGCGATGGTTAATATTGCGAACAAAACTATTACTAAGTATTATGAGGGTTTAAACGAATCTGAAAAGAAAGAGTTTAATATGATTTTTGAATCTAGTGATGAAGATCTTAAAGGTAAATTTGAACCACTTAAGGAAGATGTTATTAATAAATTAAATTTTCTTAAAGAAAATTCTGAGGACGATATGGTAAATACTATCAATGAATCTATTGAGAAGGTTAAGTCTGAAGAATATTCTAAGTTAACATACTTCAAACTTAAAAATCTATCTGAAGAAATTTAATCTTCGTTTTTATTGTATTTTTGATTAACGTGTTTGGCTTTACTAAACACGTTTCTTTTTTTTACTGAAGGTTTAATAAATTCTTTACCTTCATTTAGTTTGCTCATTTGTCTTGTTTTAATAACTTTAGATTTATATTGTTTTAGAGCACGTTCAATATTTTTATCATTTCCCACTTTAACTATTAGCATATCAATAAATTATTAAATTTTTATTTTTGACTATAACTATAAATATGTTTATATTATTAAAAAATAAACATTGTAGAGTATGAAATATAATGAAAAAAGGAAAAACCTCAAAAATAACTGGTTATGAAATTTCAAAAATAACTTACGGAACTGTTGATTCGGTATCACTTAAATCACTTTATCTAAACATACAAACTTGGGTTGAACCAAAAGATGAAAATGAAAATTGGTCAAGGGTTGTATTAAATTTAAGTAGAGAAATAAAACATTCAATTTTAGAATCATTAAATTATAATATTTTTAAGTCCAATTATATTGTTGATTTGGATTTAAGACCTAGTGGTATTCAGGTGGGTAAAAAATCATTTATGAATCTTGAAATTAATTTTTACATTAACAATCCCACCACCGAATTTAAGTCTTTGGAATTACAATCCGCTTTGATAAATATAACAAACTCAATTCATGAAAATAATTTTTATTCAAATAAGTATTTCACATTTCATTTAACTAAAAACAAAAATAAACAAGAAATTAAACAAATGGAATTAGCTTAATATTTATTAATAAAAAAAAAACATGAACTTAAAGATATTAAGACCAAATGAAATAGGTAAAGGAATTTTGATTGAGGAGGACGCTGGATTTATATCACCAACTAGTGATAATAACAAATACATCATGGAATCAAAAAATTTCATGGATTATTCAAAACCTTTTGAGTTCTACGCGGTATTACAAAAATATGACACCCCAAATAGAAATGGTAGAGTATATCCTGAACGTATATTAAAACGTGAAGCTGATAACTATAAAAAAATGATTGAAAAAGGTATTTCACTATCCGAATTAAATCACCCAGAATCTTCATTAATCGACCTTGATCGTGTATCACATATCATCACTGAAGTGTGGTGGGAAGGTAATATCTTAATGGGTAAATTAAAACTATTAACAAGCCCAGGTTTTCATGAACGAGGTATTGTATCAACCAAGGGGGATATGGCCGCTAACTACCTACGTCAAGGTGTAACACTGGGAATTTCATCCAGAGGTATTGGTTCACTTAAAAAGGTGGGGGATCAAAATGAAGTTCAAGATGATTTCGAATTAATTTGTTTTGACTTGGTGTCTTCACCATCAACACCGGGAGCTTATCTATTTCTTAATCTAGAAGACAGACAAAAATTTGATGAAAATATAGAAGAAGAAAAAGTTGATCGTGTAAATAAAAGTAACGAACCCCTTGACTTAATGAAAAAATTAAATCATTATTTGGGAAATAGATAATTATTATGGAACAAGGAGAAAAATATTTTGTGGCGAAAATCTGTTCAGACTTATTGGATACTGAATCAGGAAAAGTTAAAAAAATGCGTGAAGAAAAATTGGTGTTAGGTTATTCACCAACCGATGTTGAAGCTAAGGTTACTAAACTTTATGAAAATTATACCATGGATTGGAGAATCACTGGTATCGTTGAAAGTAAAATTGATGAAGTAATTGAATAACTAATAAAAAAAATTTAATTAACAATAAGGAGGGTAAAAACCCTCCTTTTTTATTTTATAATAAAAAAAAATATTCATTTCAGGTTTTTTTCTAAAATACAACATATTTATAATAAAATAAATTTTAGAAAATGAGTAAAGAAAAATCTTTGGTAGAAGAAGCACTTATCCAAATGAAGAATTTGGAGGAAACAGTTGCTGAGAACGCAAAAGGAATACTTGCCTCTACTATGAAGCAAGAAATCAAAGACCTAGTAAAAGAATCTCTAACTGAAGAAGATGAGATTGGAATGGATGACTTAAATATTGATTCTGATAATTTGGAAGATGAAGAAGAGTTTGATAATGAAGACGATTCAGATTTTGATGATGAAGAGTTTGATGATGAAGACGATTCAGATTTTGAAGAAGAAGAGTTTGATGATTCTGATGACGACGATGATGTTGTTATTGACTTATCAAATGAAAAAAACACTGATAATGTACTTAAAGTGTTTGAATTAATCGGACCAAATGATAAAATCGTTGTTAAAAAAGACGACGCGGGGAATATCAATATTAAAGACAACGAAACTAACAAAGAATATATGGTTGTTGGTGAATCTGAAGAAGAAATGTTTGAAGATGATTATTCAGACGAAGAACTTATGGAATTTGAAGATGAATTCTCTGATGAAAAAGGTTATTCTAGTAGTAAAATTCAAAACATTATTGATGATGTTTTTACCCCAGAAAGTTCTAATGAATCTGAAATGGTTTATGAAATTGAAATGGACGAAGATGAAGATTTTAATTTTCATGAAATGGATGAAGACGAAGAATTGGATTTAGACCAAGTAATGGAATCATTCAAAGCCAAAGGTGTTGGAATGGGTAAAGCAAACAAATTCAAATATTCATCAAAACCAAACCAAGGTCAAGGTTTCAAAACTAAGATGAAAGAAGCACCAAAATCTGTTGGTACTGGAAAACCTAAGTTTGATTACAAAGATGGTGAAAACCTAGATGGTGAATTCAAACCAGTTAAAAAATCTGTTAAGAAAACTGAGACAAAAGAAAGCTCTAGGACTTTAGGAGCTGGTAGTAAAGCTGGTAGAAAAGGAGGATTACCTAAACCAAGAACAGGTTCTAAATTTAATACAGCTTTAGAAGAAAGTCAAAATGAAAGAGAATTAACACTTCTTCGTGAGAAAAATGAAGAGTACAGAAAAGCACTTAACGTATTTAGAGATAAACTAAATGAAGTTGCTGTATTTAACTCAAATCTTGCGTATGCTACACGTTTATTCACTGAACATACTACAACTAAACAAGAAAAAATCAATATCTTAAAAAGATTTGATAATGTAGAAACGTTAAAAGAGTCTAAAAACTTGTATCATTCTATTAGAGAAGAATTAAAAGGTTCTACTAACACAACATCAATCAATGAATCAGTTGAAAGAGTTATCGCTAACGCACCTGCTACAGGGTCAGCTGTTAATTTGATTGAATCTAAAACTTATGAAAATCCACAATTCTTAAGAATGAAGGATCTTATGGGTAAACTTAAATAAAAATAAACTTAAAAACAAATAAAAAAATAAAATGGGAGCATTATTAGAATCAGGTCTTGTTGGTAACATCGGACTAAAACACCTTAAAGTTATCAAAGAAGATACTATTAACAAATGGGATAAATTAGGATTTTTAGATGGTTTAAAAGGTCATTTAAAAGAAAACGTAGCTCAATTGTATGAAAACCAAGCATCTTACTTAATCAACGAAGCAACTTCAGAAGGTTCAAACGGAGCTTTTGAAACTGTTGTTTTCCCAATCGTAAGACGTGTTTTCTCTAAATTGTTAGCTAACGAAATCGTGTCTGTACAAGCTATGAACTTACCAATCGGTAAATTGTTCTACTTCGTACCTAAAATCCAAGGTTATGACACAAACAACCAACACTTTTCACCAATCGGTGCTGGAGGTGCTGTAGGTGATGGTTATGGTGACGCTGGATTCGCTAAAAACTTATATGATTTATTCTACGAAGGTGCTGAACCTGGAATGGATCCTGCTGGTTTATTTGACTACTCTAAAGGTCAATGGACTGCTGTAACTTCTGACACTACTGTTCAAGTTTGGAACAATGGTAAATTAGTAAACTACACTGGTACTTCTTTAGATGGAACTAACCAACGTAAATTAATCGTTAAATTATGTAATTTCGCTAACTCTGGAGCTGGTAAATTAATCGGACCAGATGGTAATGAAATGGATACTGAAGCTTTCTTATCTGATTTACATATCATCGCTGGTGCTGGTATTGATGTTGATTCAACTCCATGTGCTTTAGGTGAAGGTTCTTTATTATTTAGAGTTGTAACTCAACAATATGGTAAAGGTATCGTTCAATATGGTAGTCAAGCTTCAACTTCTTTCCCTTCTACAGGAAATGGTGGTTCTTACTACAATGTATGTGACGCTGAAGGATGTATCTACTTAGAAGTTGATTTATCTTGTCCAGTATGTGCTGAGTGTGGTACTGATACTTTAGATGGTTATACAGGTGCTACAATCAATAGTTTAACTGCTAACACTGCGTTTACTGCTGTATATAGAAGATATGCTGATTTAGAATTTGAAGATAAAATCGGTGAGGTTTCTTTTGATTTAGAATCTGTAACAGTTTCTGTAACTGAAAGAAAATTAAGAGCTCAATGGTCTCCAGAATTAGCTCAAGACGTTGCGGCATTCCATAATATTGATGCTGAAGCTGAATTAACAGCGTTATTGTCTGAGCAAGTTGCTGCTGAAATCGACCGTGAAATTTTACGTGACTTACGTAAAGGTGCTGCTTGGTCTTTAAGATGGGATTACAACGGATGGAGAAGAGTTAATGGTTTAACAACTTCTTATACTCAAAAAGATTGGAACCAAACGTTGATTACTGCTATCAACCAGTTGTCTGCTCAAATCCACAAATCTACTTTAAGAGGTGGTGCTAACTGGATCGTAGTTTCTTCTGAGGTTTCTGCTATTTTTGATGATTTAGAATACTTCCACGTATCTAACGCTTCACCTGAGCAAGACCAATATAACATGGGTATTGAAAGAGTTGGTACATTAGCTGGTCGTTACCAAGTATTCCGTGATCCTTACTTCCCACCAAACACTGTATTGTTAGGACACAAAGGAACATCTTTATTGGATACTGGTTATATCTACGCACCATATGTTCCATTACAATTAACACCAACAATGTATAACCCTTTTAACTTTACACCTATAAAAGGTATCATGACAAGGTACGCGAAAAAAATGGTCAACTCAAGATTTTACGCGAAAATTACTGTTGATGGTGTTCGTACATTTGATATTAAAGAATTGAGATAATCAATTATTTGATAATACTTAAAAAGGTCAGAGAAATCTGACCTTTTTTTATTTAATTGAAGTTCATTTCAAACTTTAAGTTTCCTGTATCCCAAATTCGGTCAAAACCTAATTCAACCATTATTTGAGTTTCACTTTTACTAGGATCACAACCTAATTCAATTAATTTAGATTTTCTATAATTATAACGGTGTTCACGTTTATTATATCTTTTTGTGTATGAATAATTTGGTTTTGTTGTTCCAATATATGTGAATCCCATTTTATTGTAAAAACAAAAATCTATTGATGGTGACCAATTTCTATCTGAATATGTTGTAATTTTTGTTGGTTTATGTATTTTGATAAAATGTTTAAGTAATTTTGAGAAGCCACCAATTACGTTTAGTGAACTAAATCTATAAAGTTCATATTCATTTTGTTGGGTTGTTTTATGACCCATTGATAATCTTAATTTACCAAATGTTAATACTGACACAATTTCATTATTATATTTTAAACCATAGAATATATTTGACTTATCATTCCCTTGTAAATGATTATTATCTAGAAATTGTTTTTTTTCATCTTTAGTTAGTGTGATTATTTCACATTTACGGGCGTATATTTTTTCAGTATTTAATTTTAATAGGGTTTTAATTCTTGATTTAATTATTTCTTTTTTTGTTGACCATTCATCTGAAAATATATGTATTAAACGAATGTTTTTTGTTAGACATTTTATTGTTTTATCTAGGTGGTATGTTTTTGTTTTACCTTGTTTTTCCGAGTGCCAATACAAACCATTATATTCTATCGCTATATTATGATTTGGTAAATATATATCAAGTTCAGTCCCATTTAATATACTTTTATTATTTAATAAAACATCAACATTCAATGATTTAATAAATTCAGCAATTTCATTTTCTGGTTCACTCCTATAACTTGGTGAAATTTCATAAGTTGATAGACGTTCAGTGTAATTATCTTTAAGATTTTTTGAAATAACATCACCATATTTAATTTTATATTCATCTTGGGTCATATTATGTAGTTTAAGATGTGAATTTGAAATAGTTTTTAATTTTTCATTACATATTTTACATATAAGAAAATTGTCTGGGTTCACCAATTCTTTTTCACGTTCATCTATTTTAATAAATACGTTGAAGTATTTAGTATAATCTGGGTATTCTATTAAAAATTCACTAATTGACGAATGATGGGTTTCAACGTGTTTTGTTAATGATCCTGATTTATTATTAACATCTGTTGTTGTCCATTCACATTTTGGACATTTAATTTCTGGTGTGTTTGGTAATGGTAATTTATTAAAGAATTGTGTATGGTAATGTACATTGTTTTCTTTAAGATACATTCTTCTTTTGAATGATGATGGTATTATGGTGTTAGGATAACATTCTTTAATATGATTAGTTATTGACCCACTTTTATTTTCATAATCGTTAAATGTTTTAGAACATTTTTTACACGATAATAAATGTGGTTCAATTATTGGTGAGTTATCTTTTTTATTGTATTTAACTTGATTTCCTTTTGAACGGATTGGAACATTATGTTTTGATAAAATCGCTTTTAATTTCAATTTACCCATTTTATATTCTTTACCCAATTCTTCTAATGAAATTGTTGTTGTTATATACTTTATTACGATTTCTTCTTCCATTTTGTTTATTTTCTATAAAGATAATAAAAATTCGGAGTTAATCCAAAAAGATTGAACAAAAAAATCCATATAACCCATCGTGATAATGGGTGATATGGATTAAATATATATAAACCAATAATATTAGTATACTAATACACAACGATCTGGTCTAAGTTGTGCGGTAATTGTTGACACTTTATCATCACCATAACTTAGTGAGTTAAAGTTAACATCTTTTAACCAAGTACCTTCAAGTATCCATTTTTCAACTACAACACCGGTTGGGTCTAACATTTCTAGATCAACATTTCTTTTATATCCCACAGCATAACCCATACGACCAGTAACTGATTCAGCACATAAACGAACCCACTCCATCAATGCTTGCGAAGCTGAAGGTCCAATTGGGTCACGGAAGGTAACGTTAATTTCTCCCCAAGTAAAACGACCAGCAACATAAGTTGATGTGTTTAAGAATTGGATTTCGGTTGATTGAATTGTTATGTGTGGTCTAGCAGCTGATTCAACAAACCATTCGTTAATCCCTAGTTCTGAAGGGAATCTCAATATGAAACGATTATTACGTTTTGGTTCATACGTTGGCATTTTACTTAATAAATCCGCCATAATTTATTGTTTTTTTAATTTTTTATTATTATATTTATATTAGAATGAAATATTCATTCGTTATCTATAAATAGTTCGGATTATAAAAAAAAATGGATTTAATTAATTTTTTTCTTAATGATAATAAATCGGGTTATAAAACAACTGAACGTTTTTTGAAGAAAAAATATAATGAGTTATTTAATGACGTGAATAACTATACAAATCATATTCCAGAAATTTCATTAAAACAACGTATTTGGCACTATATATATAACGTTAAAGATATCCCATGTTGTGAATATTGTGAAAAAGAATTAAAATTTGGTAGGTCATTAAAGGAAGGGTATGGTGTTTACTGTTCATTAACATGTACTAATAAAAGTGAAGTACATATTGAAAACGTTAAAAAAACCAATAACATTAAATACGGGGGCAACGCACCGATAGCTTCAAAAGAAATTAGGGATAAAACATCTAAAACCAATATAGACAAATATGGGGTGGATAATTTATTCAAAGATAATCAATATATACAAAATAAGATTTTTGAAAAACATGGGGTGAATTCAATGAATAAATTACCTGAAGTGAAACAAAAAACACTTAACACTAATATTGAACGTTATGGTGTGTCAACACCGTTAGTTTTAAACAGAAGTAGAGATAAAGTTCATGAGTCTAAACTAAATAATTTCTTAAACAAATATAGTGAATATAATATTATTAATAGAAATGGGTATCAACTAACCATAAAGTGCGATACTTGTTTATCCGAATATTCAACAATAGTAGCAACATTCGTTCATAGAACGACTAATTCTGTTGACCCTTGTTTAGTTTGTAATCCAGTAAATACTATTAGATCAATTAAAGAAAAACAATTAAGTGAATTTTTAAGTAATTTGGGTGTTATTGTTGAAAATAACAATACTAAAATTTTAGGTGGCCAAGAAATTGATATCTACTTACCTGAATTCAACATTGGTGTTGAGTTCAATGGGTTATATTTTCATTCAGATGTATTTAGAGAATCTGACTATCATATTAATAAAACTAAAAAATGTATTGAAAATGGAGTTAAGTTAATTCATATTTTTGAGGACGAATGGGATGATAATCAAGATATTGTTAAAAATGATTTAATTAGGTTATTAGGGTTGAATGAATATAAAATAGATATAGATAATTGTGAAATAAAACCTATTAATAAAAAATTAAAAAATAAGTTTTTAAGTGAAAATAGTTTTACCCCATTGAAATCAACATCTATTGATATTGGGGTGTATTATGACAATAAAATCATTGGTATTACTTCATTTAATAAAAAGAATGATAATAGTTTTGAGGTAGTGTATTATTGTGAATTAAAAAATTATTCTATCAATGGTGGGTTTGAAACCCTTTTGGAATATTTGATTAAAACCTACACACCCTCTAAAATAAATTGGGTGATTGATAATCGTTGGGGTGGTGATATTGAAAAATTTGGTTTTAAGTTAGTTGATGATTTATCACCCAATTATTTTTATTTATACAAACATAAAAGATATACTAGATCTGAAATAAAAAAGATTGATAAGGATTTATTAGATATATTACCAAAAATATACGATTGTGGTAATTTATTGTATAGCTTAAATTTGGTTAAAGATTTGTAATAATTATTCTTGGGGGGTTGATTGTTCGGCACCCATTTCTATTTTAGTTAAGATTCTAATCGCTTTTGATAATACTTCGGATTCACCTAGTGTGAATATGTTTGCTTCGTGTGCGTATTTCACCGCGTGGATAAGTATATGTATTGATGTATCTTTATTTAATGAATCAAGTAGTATATCAATATGGTCTTGATTATGTAGTGGTATTGAGTTGAATAATTTTCCGTATAGTTGATCCTCCATTTTGTTATTTGTTTGATATTTATAATTATAGTTTAGAATATGGGAAATATCAAGATAGATGAATGGATTGAAATCACTGATGATTTAATTGTTGAAGATTTGGGGGTTTGGTTTGGTACTAAGAAAAAACCGAAGGGGTCTTCACAACCTAAAGGACCTTGGGTGAATATTTGTCGTAAGGTTGATGGTAAACATCCCCCATGTGGTAGGGATGAGGCTAAAGATAAGGGTTATCCGAAGTGTCGTGCGGCGGGTGTTGCTGGTAAGATGACGGACGCAGAGAAGAGGAATGCTTGTTCACAAAAGAGAAGGGCTGAAAAAAAACATGATAAGAGTGGAACTGGTAATAAACCAAAAATGACCTCTTATAAGAAGAAGTCATTGAAGGAATCTGATATTGATATTTTGGTTGAACGAATATTAAGACGACTTTAATAGTTTGTCCTGAATTGACTGTAGTGAGTTATTTATTTGACCCATTATTTCATTTTCAAATTGTTGTCTAATTCTTTCTGTCTTATTGTCATACATATTATTGATTTTATCAATTTCTCGTTGATTTAAGACCACATCATAATGGTATACATGGTTTGTTATTGATAAGTGATTATCATAGATTATAATGAACAAATCAACTTCTTCATTTTTAATATATCTTTTTCCTGATAGTGGTGCTATTAAGAATTTTGAACTATCGTGATTAATTAATCTTCTACATATGGATAAACTAGTTTTTGTTGTTGTATCCATTTGTTCTATATGGTTAAACATTTTATACCTTGTACTTAATGCCCATTTAACGTAAAGACGTTTTAGTAAGCGTTTGAAGAATTTTTTCATGACTATTGATTATATATTCAAATGTAGTGAAAAAAGTTTAATTGGGTATATGAATTTTAATTTTTTATTCAACCGCCGTTATTTCCCAAGATATTTCATTGAACATGTATTTTAACTTTTCTTCGTATTGTTTATTTATCCAGTTTAAGAAAAGTTCTGCCCATTTGTCTTCGCCAAAAACGCTTGATAGGATTGAAATATAGTTATCATCCAAATATAGATGTTTTTCATCTGTTTGGTAATAAACGTAAAAAAACGCAACAATTTCGCTTTTCAGATTAAACGATTTATATTGTGGGTTAATAATATATACTGCTGTTTCATCCGGACTCATTTTTAAGTTCGTATTTTTTGATAACAATTCTGGATACATCTTTGTAATGTATTTATCAAATATTTCTGGTAGTTTTGAATTAAGTTGTTGTTCCGTTAAAATGATTTTCATAATGATAAATATTGTGTAGTTAAATTATAGGTTGTTCCCAACTTGAACAGTTTGACCAATAACATATTTCCAAGGTGTGAGTCCCCTCAAATTATAGGTTGACCCCAACTCAATCGTTGAATATCTTTATGGAAAATGGGTGTGAGTCCCCTCAAATTATAGGTCGTTCCCAACTAGCAACGTCTCCAGCTCCTACTTTATCTGGTGTGAGTCCCCTCAAATTATAGGTCGTTCCCAACGATAAGTTTAAAGTAGGCAATGATATCAAAAGGTGTGAGTCCCCTCAAATTATAGGTCGTTCCCAACCCAAATGGAAAAAGTTTTGGGCTGAAAATGGTGTGAGTCCCCTCAAATTATAGGTCGTTCCCAACCACTCCTTTATAATTTGTTGAGTTTTAGTGTAGTTATAACCTATAATTTCTTCAAAAAATAACCAAATCCTATAATAATTGATATAGTAATAACCATTTTTTGAATCCTGATCTTCTTTATAATAATAAAATAAAGGAAGGTTATCATTATCAACATAATAGATTTCATCGCCCTTTTCAACTGGTTTTAAGTTGTTAAATTGATTTAAGAATAATGATGGGTTTTTAATATAAGCTTGTTTGATGATATCTTTACCAAACATTTCTCTAGATTGTTTTAATCCCAACTTTTCA